TCTAATCTCATAGCGTAGTAACATCGCTTATGAACACCACTCATTACCCGTGAACCTCTCTCCATTAAGGCCATTGTAGTGCCAACAGCTCTATTTTGTAGATCATTACCCACATTTGAATCTGTAATAGCAGCAAATTTTTGTCCTGCTCCAACAACAAAACCTAGTAAATTAAATAATGTTGTGCTTGGCTCTGTAAAAGGTAAATTAAAGAACTGATCTCTGATATTTCCACCAGGTGCATCAACATCTCTAAACTCTCCGGGTTGAATTGGTTGGTCATCATCTCTTACTCTAATGCCTCTAGACTTAAATCCTGCTGGTAAATTTTTTAAAGTACCTGCATCTATTAATTGTCTTAAAGATTGTGTGGCCGCTCTACTTAAACCACCAATCATATGAGTCAAACCAAAACCGTAAAACCCTAAACCGGGTAAAAATTTGAAATGTACAAAATATTCTATTCTTTTGTAAGTTGGATCATCAGGTCTATAGTTTCTATAAATTGATAAAACTTCACCGCTACCTTCATCTATAGTTACTACATAAGGAATTTTTATTTTCTTTGCTCGTGAATCAAATTTTTCATAATCATCTAAATGCAGATCCACATGCATTTCTAAAATTGTATGTAAATAATCTTCCCCCGTATTTTTTACACCTTCTAATTCATTTATTTTTTTCTGTACGTTGTCCGGTTCATCCTCTCCAGCTTTCGGTAATTCTATATCTCTGTAAAATCCACCAGCCATAAGTTTGACTATTTCGTTTTCCGTTAGCCGTTGTACGTGAGTAATTCTATCTGTATCTTTTAAGTCTGCTGAATAATAAGGAACCACTAAATCTTCAGCTGGTATAAATTTTGAAACGGGTCTTTTTAATATTTCATCGTAATATATTTTTTTAAAGCTACTACCGGACAAAGGTAAATGAAACAACATACTATCCATATCAGTAGTATATTCTTCCATCTCTTCCATAAGCATATAGTTCATGTAATCTTTTACACGTTCAGATTGTTCTTCAATTTGTGGTGTTTGTAGTCCTACAACTTGGGTCCTTACCGGACCATCTGAGGGCACTAATTCTTTGTAAGCTTGTGCTTGAAACTGTGTCACTGATTCAGCTAACAGTGGATGTGTAACGTTAGAGGCACCTTTAAAAGGTCTTGAGACTTCTACATACTTTGTTCCTAAAAGATCTAAGCCTTTAATATATGCTTCTTCCCATTCTTTTCTTGAGGTTTTGTCTTTTTTATATTCTGATACTAAGTCGTTACCCATTCTGGATAAAGTTCTTTCATCCATAGAATCTGCAAGATTAGCATTAAAATCATCCTGTGGTCTTAATTCAGGTTCTTCTTCACCTTCAACTAAAACTTCATCAACTACTTCGTTTAAGATTGGAGTGCCTTGGGTTTCTTCTACCTGTTCTTCTTCGGAATTGTCTTTATTATCTTTTTCAACAGCCATAAATTTAACCTAGCCTTTTAGTGGCTTTGAATCAACTAAAAGTTTTTTTTACCTTTTTTATTTTTTTCCATAAGTTTTTTCATACCTGGAAATTTTTTAGCTTTACCCACACCAATAGCAATTATGATACCTGGTTTTTTTACAGATGGTTTACCACCTTTTTTAAGACCTTGGGCTTTTAATTTTTTTGTAGCTGCTTTTAAACCACCCCCCATTTTATAAGCCATGGGTCTTTGCATCATGCCGCCACCCATTTTTCTACCTTGAACTCTTTTAAGCATTGCCATTGGAGATAAAAACTCTAAGGGTTTAGCACCTTTATCTTTTGCTTTTTTCATTAGCATCATCATACCGCCACCCATTTTACCCGTTACTTTTTTAGCGCCTAACTTTCCTATACCTGTAGGAGTTAGTTTAGATGTTTGAGCAAACTTTTTTAAATTTTTGTTTAAAGGTTTCATCGGTCTTCTTTTTGGAGCTTCTAATTTTTTTCTTGGTTTGAAAAATCTTTTAAATTTATCACTTGAAGTAGCTAGCTTACTTTTAATCTCACCCATTCTACCTGTATCAGCTCCTCCACCTTTACTATATTTCATCATGCCACCTTTTTTAACTGGGATACCTTTTTTCTTTTCTATAATTTTTTTTCTATCTTTCATAAAATCATCCATTCTTTGTTTTCTTTTTTGCTTTTGATCAATCACATCTCTTAACTTATTATATGCTCCAAATTCAGATTTTTTTTTCTTTTGTTCAGTCATACGACCTCTTTTTGCATTCATAACTTTTCCCGGTTTCATCATTTCATCCTGAAGACCCATACCTTTTCTTCTAGCAGCACCAAATCCTTTTATCGCTCCTCCAAATTTTTTTCCACTCATAGATTTTTCTATGGCCATTCCTCTTTTCTTTTCGTAACCGGAAAGTTTTCCGTCTTTATTTAAATCTGCTTTACCTGGGTTTTTGAGCATCGCTCCTCCTCTTCTTTTTTTTAACATATTTTTTGCTAATTCTCTATCAGCTTTACTAAATCTTCCACCAGGTTCTCTTTTTTCCATAATCTGTTTTATAGCTTTTTTAAAAGGAGATCCCTCAGCACCTCCTTTTCTTCTCATTGGTTGAACTTTTGGTTTTGGTCGAAATGGTTCTCTTTTGAAATTATTATCGCTAGGACCTGGTCCTATTTCAAATTTTTTACTTAAACTTTCTTTGCCTTCTTTTTTAGTATCACCCATCATCTTAGGTGTTTTTGGATTAGGGTTTCTAGAATTATCTTTCTTACCTTTCTTTCTGAATTTTTTTAAATTCAATAAAACTTGTGGCGTAAATACTGTCATATTTTTTCCTAATAATATTTATATTCTTTTTCTAATTTTAAAGGAGAGTCATCCCAATCGTCAGAATACGTTGTTACAAATCCACCTTGCCGATATCTTAGCACAGCTTGGGTCATGCTGTCTACATAGTCATCGTATTGGCCATTAGGAAATGCTGCGCATTCTTCAACAACGTCTTGAGCAAATTTTTCGTCCAACGGTGCATATACCATACCTGATTCAAATATCGGAGCACAACTATTTATTCTTGTATATTTATCTCTACCTTTTGCGGGTACATAATCTATTACTGGTATTCCAGCTCTTCTTAATTCATGTATTAATGGTTGACCTGATGCTTTTGCTTCAACAATTACTGTTTCAGGTTCCCAGTAATTATATTGTTCTAAGGCCATGTTTTTTAGATCTGGAAAATCATATCTACCTTTTATGGCATCTAATAATATTATAGCTTGTTCATAACCTTGCACTGGTTCAAATATTCCCCATGTGGTTATGGCAGAGTAATCTGCAGTTTCTTTTGCACTAAACGCAGTATCATAACTTTGTATGACATGTAGTAATTTTGGTAGATGTTCTGCATCATAATCTTGCCACCATTCTCTTTTGATTATTGCACCTTCCTCTGAAGTTGGGTCCTGCATATATTGTGCATTCCAGTTCTTTGTTGACACTGATGCTTTGACTGCTTCTAAATCTTCTAACTTCCAATACTCTGGCCATACTGGTTCTCCATTTGGCATGATAGCTGGAAACTCAATTACTTTCCATTTATCTGCTTTTGGTTCTGATTGAGCCTTTACTAATCTTCCAGTCAAATCATCTGATGCCCAGCGAGTCATAACTACAATTATCTTTCCACCTGGTTGTAAACGTTGTCTTGGTCCAGAACTATACCACTCGAATGCGCGATCCATTGCTTTGTCTGACATTGAATCTTGTTCAGTATGTGGATCATCGATAATAAGTAAGTCCGCCCCTCGTCCTGTGATAGAACCGCCAACACCCGCTGCAAAGTATTCCCCACCATGATTGGTCTCCCAACGTCCTTTTGCTTTACTATCTTCTCTTAGTTTAACATCTCCAAATATCATTTTGTATTCTTCAGTGTCCATTAAATTTCTTACCTTGCTACCAAACCTAACTGCTAGTTCTGCATTGTGTGAAACCTGCATCAGTTTCATTTTAGGATATTTACCAATCATCCACGCAGGAAATAAGTATGAAGCAAACTCTGACTTTGTATGTCTTGGTGGCATATTTATAATTAATCTCTTTTCTTTATTCATCGATATAGATTGAAATTTTTGAGCAATGATTTGATGGTGGCCGTATCTTTTTGGGTCCTTTGCTTTTCTATAAATAAAATCTGGCCACACTGCTTGTGCAAAAGCTAAGAAGTCATCTTGGCATAATTTTATATATTCTAGTTGCTTAGCTAAAACTAAGTCCTTTAGTTCATCATCCGTTAATGTATCTAAATTTTTAACCATGAGAAAAGTTCATTCTATTTGAACCTTATATACATCTATGCAACTTGCCACAAGTGTCGCGTGCTAAGTTACATGTTTCGCGCGCGGGGGTGCTTTTTTTTAATTTTTACCGGATCTGTTTTCGCGTTTCGTTTGGGTCCTTTAACGGCCCGCGGTCACCGGTCACCGGTCCGGGCTTAATTTTCACCGGTCACGTATCAAGTCAACACGGCCCGCTTTAACTGATCAACTAACACCGGCCAATCGATAGGAATTTCGCAAATAAAATAAGGCTCGATGGCCCGCGGATCTGTAAAAAAAGAACGTGGTCTGTATATTTTTAGGGCTTTGTGCTTTTGGGCCTTATGCAAGATCAAGACATTTACATTGTATTTAATTGCGCGATTAATCCATACAATTTGATATTTATTTAGGGTCGGAAAATTGACTTGATTTGATTTCAATTCAAGCCAAAAACTAAAACCTTCAAACGATCCAAACACATCCGGCACGCCGGATACAGTTTGAGTTTCAATTCTAGTTAAAAAAAATTTATGTTGCTCTAAAACTTTTTTTATAGATTTCCATAGTAGAGCCTCGGGCTGTGCCATGTGATTTTATTACAACACCTGTTGTAAAAATACAACACAACTTATACGAGAAATTAATTTAAAGGTGCGACACTTTTGACTATTTTATTATATCCCATTATATCCTATATTAATAGTATGAACAAAACAACAAAGAAAGGCACAACAATGACAATTAATCAAAAAATAAAAAAAGCTAAATATGTTTTTGTATGGGTTAATATTTATGATGGAGATGGAGAGTATATTGAAACTTCAAAAGCAAGTTTATTAAGATTAATAAAAGCACTTCAAAAAAATCAACCGGAGAATTTTAAACTTATTGATCAAGATAAATTTACTTTAAGAGATGACGGACATTTATATGTAAATTAATCGAAACGGGGCAATGCCCCGTATATGCAAGTGGCGGTTGCATACTGATGAGATGCCAAAACAAAAGGTGAAAAAATATGAGTACATTTAAACAGAGACAGGAGGCTCGACACTTAATCTATAAGTTTGATCAAGCGACAGGCTTAAAAGATGAGCAGAGACATTTTCAATTGAAGATGGCTCGAGGTGATAGAGATAGACACACATTAGCTATTTCTAAAAGTGCCGGCTTTTTCTTAGCAGATAAGATTGCAAGAGAGAGAATAGAAAACAAATAACAACCCGGGGGCGCAAGCCCCCACAACAACAGAAGGAAAAAACAATGAAAACAATTAAGGTATGTCCAGATTGTGAAACACATTCTTATTT